AAAGAAAGAGGCCGTTGCAAAGACAGCGATCGAACAAGATATGGTCAAGGAGAATTCCCTTGGGAAAGAAGAGCCGCCGGAGTCAACGAACTCGCCGACTTCGCTCCAGAGCTCGACTGGGAACCACTCCGACAAGAAATGAAACTACACGGTGTGCGAAATGCTACCCTAATGGCTATTGCACCTGTGGAGTCTAGTAGTGTTGTTATTAACTCTACCAATGGAATCGAAATGCCTATGAGCTTAATCAGCACTAAGGAATCTAAAGCAGGGTCATTCACACAGGTAGTACCGGAGTATAACAGATTGAAACACAAATATCAACTGATGTGGGAACAGAAAGACTGTGACGGTTATTTAAAAACTGCGGCAGTGTTAGCAGCCTATGTTGACCAAAGTATTAGTACCAATACCTTTTACAATCCTGCACACTTTGAGGACCGCAAGGTACCAACTACATTGATTGCCAAGAATTTGATGCAGGCACATGTATGGGGGCTGAAGACATTCTACTACAGTTTGATCAACAAGGCTGGCAGTAGACAAGAACAACGAACACCAGAAGTACACTACAACGGATTCCACAACGAGCGTGAAGTGATAGAAGAAGACGAAGACTGCGAGGCATGTAAGCTATAATGAGTAAAGCACAATACAACTTAAACACAAAAACAGACTATTTGAATCGAAAGATGTTCTTAGATCCAGCAGGTCCAGTTACTATACAACGATTTGAAGAAGTAAAATATAAAAAGATTGCTGACTTTGAAGCCACAGCACGTGGTTTCTTTTGGCAACCAGAAGAGATCAGTCTAACTAAAGATTCAAACGACTTCAAAGATGCCAGCGATGCTGTGAAACATATCTTCACATCAAACCTACTACGTCAGACAGCACTTGATAGTTTGCAAGGTCGTGGCCCAAGTCAAATCTTTATGCCTGTTATCAGTTTGCCAGAACTAGAAGCATTAGTCTATAACTGGACATTCTTTGAAACTAATATTCACAGCAAAAGTTATAGTCATATCATTCGTAACATCTATAACGTGCCCAAGGATGTGTTCAACACCATTCACGATACCAAAGAAATTGTAGACATGGCAAGCAGTGTAGGCAATTACTACGAAGCACTACATATGGTTAACTGCCGTAAACAAATGGGTGAAAATATTCCAGAGAAAGAATATATCCGAGCAATTTGGATGGCACTACACGCATCATATGCCTTAGAAGCATTCCGCTTCATGGTTTCATTTGCCACAAGTTTGGCTATGGTTGAGAACAAGATCTTTATGGGCAATGGAAACATCATCCAACTGATCCTACAAGATGAGTTGTTACACAAAGGGTGGACAGCCTATTTGATCAATCAGGTAGTGAAAGAAGACAGCCGATTCGCAGCCGCTAAAGTAGAGTGTGAAGCTGAAGTCTACGCATTGTACATGGATGTGATCCGTGAAGAGAAAGATTGGGCCACATACTTGTTTAAGATGGGACCAGTTATCGGACTTAATGCAAATATCCTACGAGACTTTGTTGACTTCACAGCAGTTGGAGCATTAAAGGAAATTGGTATTAAGTATCAGGCAAGTGCTCCTAAGAGCACACCAATTCCTTGGTTTAACAAACACGTTGATACCAGCAAAAAACAAACAGCTCTGCAGGAAAGCGAAAGCACTAACTATGTAATCGGAGTCATGGGAGAAAATCTTGACTACGATGCCCTTCCAGCTATATAATAAACTATGTACAAAGCACAATTCAAAAGAAGCAATCCATACGAATCTTGGACTACAATAGGACATTATGGCAACGAACAATCTGCCATAGCAGCCGCACTGAGTTACAAAAACAAAGGCATGCTGCTGGTCAGAGTTACAGACAAGAGCGGCGGGATTGTGTACACAGGTTAATCAAGGAAATATATGACAGCTATCGTATGGTCAAAAGATAACTGCCCCTATTGTGATCAAGCGAAAGCATTGTTGAAACAAAAAGGCATTGAGATTCAAGAAAGAAAAATAGGGCACGGATACACACGAGAAGACCTCTTGGAAGCCGTGCCCGATGCAAGAACTGTTCCTCAGATTTTCTTAGATGGAAATTTGATTGGCGGATTTACAGAACTTAAAAAACATTTACAAGGATAAACATGTTAATTGACAAAGGCGTATCAGAAGGTGAAGTAATCACTCTCAAACTAACCAGTGGTGAAGAAATTGTTGCCAAATTAGTTGAAGATGGGGCTGCATATTATAAACTAAAGAATCCACAAGTAATTGGCATGGGACCAAAAGGTCCAGGACTGATGCCCTATTTGTTTACTGTAGACCCTAGCAAAGAAATCAAACTGTTAAAAACAACAGTAACAGTAGCAGAAGCCACAGATAAAGCATTTGCTGACCAATTTATTCAGTCAACCACTGGTATAGCACTGGCTTAAATAATACATCATGGCTATTACATATACCGCAGCTAGGGCTTTATTAGCATCTCAAGCAACCACGTTGTCTGCTCAGGCAACTATAGTTGGGCTTACCTCTCTTGCAACTGCACTGACAAATTTGTCGACCGAAATTACAAGTGCTACTATATCCGAAGATGAATTCTTTGGCAATGGGTCAACATCTTACACTTCAACTGGAGGCACCGGCGGAGCTACTCCTACAGGAGGAACCTCTAGCGGAAGTGGAACAAGCAAGGGTAGTGCTGCGCAAGTTTATGCACAAATACTCAATAGTGCGGCACATACAATTAATTGTTCAAATTTTAACATTGTATTTGATAACGGATCAACCCCGCTTGGAACCATACTATCAGAAATAGCTCAAGCATCTGAAAATACCGCTAGAGCAACCGAAGACACATCACGATCACTTGCAGGAATTTATGATCGAACCAAGGGTGCTGGCATACACACGAAAGGTCCGCAGGATTGGATTGGATTAATTTCAACTTATAAATTATACATCGAAAACACAGGCCCTGAGAAGATTACCTTTGCAGAATTTATAGATTATTTCAATAAAATAAAAGATTTACCTAAGGATTTCTAAAGGTGGCAACAACTCCAACAATTAATCCGTCAAATGCAGATTCGTCAACAGCTGGCGGACACTATCTAGTACCACACAAGCATAATTTTAATTCTATTGTTGGATTAAGATTTGGTGATAACGGGCGTGTAGAACCTGTATATGATGCGGCCAACGTCTACGCTAATGGCCAGATTATTGCGTTATACAATGCATCATCTACTCCGGGCGCATTTACTGCTACATCAGTCCCTAGAGTCACTGTGGTATCGGCTGTACAGAATGTGGAAGGTGATGACGGTAATGTACTAGGCAAACAAGAAGCAGATAGATTTTTAGCAGAGGGTAGGATTACCGCAGAAGAACACAGAACGCTGACCACTACTCCGACTCCTAAGACAGAAGGTGTGAAGCCCACAGCAGCCAAAGCAGCACAGCCTTTCACACCCGTTCCTTCTACAATAACTATGGATATGGTGTTGACACCCAAAGGTACCACATTGGCGCAGATGATAAAAAATGTCACCTTCCCTAGAACTATACCTCAGTTAGCAGAACATTCACCGTTGGTATCAGGGCCACAGGCAGTGGTAAACAACCTTGCCGCATTGGCACAGAATGTGATAGAACCCATCAAAGCCAAGTACCCGAACACATTAGTAACCAACACATACAGACACGGTGCATCGATTGGTGGCGGAGCTCATGGCACCGGGCAAGCAGCAGATCTACAGTTTCGTGGAGTTCCTGCTCACAGCTATTTTGAAATTGCCAAATGGATTGAACAAAATATACCGTACGATCAACTGCTGCTGGAATATCTACCAGGCAAGACTGTGTGGATACATATCAGTTTCGCACTGCCGGGTTTGCCGTATGGCGGGCTCAGTACAAGAAAATCCAAACCACAAAACATTCTAGCAACATTAAACGGAGCAGCAGGCGGCAAGTTTACAGTTAATTTGCATTCTGATATCATAGTATCCTCAGTACCTAACCGCATAGTAGCAGCATAACATGAAAAAATTATTTTGGAACACATTAGGGTTTCTAAGTCTTGGTATGGCCTATGTAGGGCTAATTACTCCAGGCATACCTTATAGTATTTTTGTTGTGGCCGCAGCATATTGTTTTTCAAAAGGTTCAGAACGCATGCACCGTTGGATCTACAATCACCCGATCTTCGGTCCGTTCCTTACAAATTGGAATGAAAAGAGAGTATATCCACAGAAAATGCGCTATTTGATGTTGACAATGATGTCAATAAGCCTTATAATAATGTATGCGAGCGGAGTAAAACCCGTGGGCATATTGAGCACAGCAGTGTTTATGATGATTGTGGCAATTTGGGCGTGGAGATTTCCTAACTCCCCTGAAGAACACGATCGCCGCAAAGCAGCTGGCGAAAAGATAGGTTGGATTAAATAACAACACACAGACACTAAACATTTTTAACACAAGGAAAAAAGTAAAATGGTAACAGGAAAAGTAAAATGGTTTAACGACGCCAAAGGTTTTGGATTCATTACTCCCGACGATGGTGGCGCAGACTTATTTGCTCACTTCTCACAGATTAATTCGAGTGGCTTCAAGAGCTTGCAAGAAGGACAGACTGTAAGTTTTGAAGTAACTCAAGGTATGAAAGGCGCACAGGCAAGCAATATTCAGCCTGCTTAAAGAATTGTTGTAGTCCTTGAATGGACAAAGTTGTAAAGTAAGGCGTTCTGGACGCGGGTTCGACTCCCGCCAGGTCCACCATAAAGTATACTCCGATCCGAGTATTCTGGAAGCAAGGCGAAAGCTGAGTGTACTTTATAATGGGCCTGCCATGGTTTCGACAGGGTGAGATAGGATAACGACTCAACACGTGGGGTCACGTAAAATACAAAAAACGTAAATGCAAACGCAGATACATTCGACTTCAGCGCAATGAGCTTCACTGGAAACACAGTTTCTAGCAAAAGCAAAGTTGCTCTAGCTGCCTAAAAAACAGCGGTCCGGGGTAGGAAATACCTTGTAAACAAAACTACCAAAAAGCGATCTTCGGATCGCTTTTTCTTGACACGCTCAGTGGAAACACTATATAATAAGCAATGACACACAAGTCATTATTTTAAAAGGAAACATAAATGAAGAAGTTATTTTTAGCAGCCTTAATGGTCGCATCAGTCACACTTGCACAGGCTGCAGATCCTTATTTTCAGGTATCAAACAACTGGCAAGAAAATCGTGTAACCAACGCTAACAGCATCGCTCCAGATGTTGTCATTGGGGTTAAAGAAGGCAATTGGCAATATTCAGGTATGGCACAGTTTAGCCAAGCAGAAATTGGCAACGGCGCTCTTACAAATTCTGTAGAAGGTCGTGTTCGTTATAATTTTGGTCCGATGACTACGTTCAAAGTACGTCCTTGGACTCAAGTACGTATCGGTGAGCAAATTACCAGCACTAACAATTTTTCTTACTACGCAACAGACCTAGGTCTGACTGTGCCCGTGATCAAAACTGTTGATCTTGATTTTACCTATCGGTATCGCAATGCTTTTGACACAGCCAATAACTTTCAAACCAATCGTTATGGCATCGAAGGCAAACTCAAAATGACTGACAAAGACACTGTCGGTGTTCGTTATACTCAGAGCTACGGCGACAGCGAAACCAACGCATGGCGCTTACAATACACTAGGGCATTTTGATTAGATATTTTTTCTAATTTAAATTGAATAAAAGGACCTTCGGGTCCTTTTATTATTGAAAAAATCTATGAGCATCATTAAAAAATATTTAGGCAAAACCTATTGATTTTGCAGATTAATAGGATATATAATGTACATATACAATAATACATTGTAATAAGTTTTCAACACACACAAGGAGAAGATATGAAAACAGTTGGTGATAAATTAACCCCATTCACGGTTACAGGTGTCCGCCCAGGACAACCAGAAGATGCGTTCTTTGACATTACAGAAAAGTCATTTGAAGGCAAGTGGAAAGTAATCGTTTACTATCCCAAAGACTTCACATTCGTTTGCCCTACAGAAATTGTAGCCTACGACAAATTGACAGGCGATTTTTCTGACCGTGATGCAGTATTGCTCACAGGTTCAACAGACAATGAGTTCTGTAAAGTTAGCTGGCAAACCGCCCACGCTGATTTGAAGAAGATCACACACAATCAGTTTGCTGACACACAGCGTGGTGAGTTGAGCCTAATTGAACAACTAGGTGTATTCTATGCTCCAGCGGGTGCCGCACTTCGAGCTACATTCATTGTTGACCCAGACAACGTTATCCAACACGTTAATGTCAACAACTTGAACGTTGGTCGCTCACCAGAAGAAACACTTCGTGTTCTTGATGCGCTACAAACTGGCGAGCTATGTGCATGTAATCGCACAGTCGGCGGTGAGACTCTTTAATGGAAACCAGGACAAGGACCTTAGTTAAGACCATCATCTATAGGATTTGGGTCATATGCTCAACCTATGTGATGCTGTTGATAACAGGACAAAGTCTAACACAGGCCCTTGTTCCTACTATTATTATAAATTGTGTCTGGATGACATCGTACTATCTGTATGATAGACTCTGGGCAAACATTAAATGGGGACGAAAATGAGTTTTATTGAATCAATCAAAGAAGCGTTGCCAGACTACGCCAAGGACACCAAGTTAAACCTTGACGCTGTTCTAGTTCGCAGTACACTAGATGCTGATGTAGCTA